ATCAAATTCCGTAGAGGTCAGGTATGTATGGTTGCTGCTGCACCCAATGCTGGTAAGAGTATGTTTGCTCTTATCTATGCAATTAAAGCAAATGTTCCAACCTTATTTTTTTCAGCAGATACCGACACCGCAACTGTGATGATGAGAGCAGCCTCTCACTTATCAGGACACGAACAACTCTTGGTGGAAAGTAACTTACTTAGTAACCGTCATTACTACGATAAGTATCTATCAGATATGGAGAACATACAGTTTGTCTTTGACTCATCACCATCACTAGATGATATTGAGTTAGAGATCAAGGCTTATGTTGAGCTATATGGTATTCCACCAGAGTTGATCGTGGTAGATAACCTGATGAATGTAGTTGCTGAATCTGATAATGAGTGGGCAGGATTAAGGGCTATTATGGTGGAGTTCCACGATATGGCTCGTAAGACTGAAGCCTGTGTGCTAGTACTACACCACGTCAGCGAACAGACGGAGTATGGTAAAGATAATAGACCACCTGCTCGTAGAGCTATTCACGGTAAGGTATCTCAATTACCTGCCCTAATACTTACTTTATTATTTGACCCAGTAGAGAAGAAACTTATGGTTGCTGCAGTTAAAAATAGATTTGGACCACACACTGCAGATGGCTCTGACTTTGTAAGTTTGTTTGTAAGTTATAAAGTCTGTCAGATTAATGATGCAGATCCAATGGGTAGGATGTATAGAAGGGATGACACACTAAGTGTCAGCTAAATATAATAAGGCTAAAGGTGCTAAGTTTGAGACAGATGTAATGAAGTGGTTTAGAAAGATGGGCGCAGTAGCAGAACGCTTGCGCTTATCGGGAGCAGAAGATGAGGGTGATCTAGTAGTTATGGTTGCCGGTGATACCTACATCTTTGAATTAAAGAATACACAGAAGATGAATCTAAAGGAGTTTTGGGATGAAGCACAAGCGGAAGCTGCTAATTACGCTAAGCATCGTGGTATTAGTAAGCCTCTTAGTTATGTACTATGCAAGAAAAGAAACGCAGGAATAGAGAAGGCTTGGGTAATCCAAGACCTAACACAATGGCTAGAGGATAAGCAATGACAGAAAACGTAGGATTAACATTAAGAAAGACTAAGATAGGACTTCCAGAAAATCGTAAGAGATTACAAGGTTCTGGTGTAGAGAAAGCAAAGAACTTGTCATTTGATGAGGGTTATGATGCTGGCTTTAAAGCTGGTATTGAATACGCTAAAGGAATTACAGATGAGAAAATCAAATCTTAATCTGTTTGACGGCATTGGAACTTGGAAACGAAGACCAATAAGAGCAGGTAAGAAAACCTATATGCCATCTCATAAGAGATGGGGAAAGATAACGGTAACAAAAATGCCAACACCTGATGGAGTAATAACAACAACTGAGATACTNAAACCTGAACCACCGAAGGAGGAAGAGAAGGATGAGACTAAGGATTCGTAATCCTTTTTATTTTACTGCAAGTAAGTGGGCAACAGTTGCCTGTTATCATTGCAGTAAAACAATCACGGTAACAATACCAAACCTAAGAGCTAACAATCATTGTACGGAGTGCAAATGATATGTAATCACTGNATAAAAGGTGGCACAGAGAATGTCAAACGCCATTTTAAATTAGCTGATAGGTATCATTCTAAGTGCAAGGGGGATTGCGGATGCCAACACAAGACTGGTCCAGAAGTAGGAAGCCTAGCCTTCGCACTGGCAGAACCGATGCGAACACAATACCCATTGGAGTAATCGTTGCACACTATGGCGGTGAGGTAAGAGAAGGTAGATCTTCATCTGTTCGTTGCGTACTACACGATGACAGCAGAAGGAGTGCAGTAATAAATACGAGGGACAACTTGTACTACTGTCATACCTGCGGTAAGGGTGGCAATGCAGTAAACATTATTAGTATCAAAGAGAATATGGAGTTTAAAGATGCTCTCGCCCGTGCAATTGAAATCCTCACTAGAAGCGGCAGTCCAGTACAACAAGGATCTAAGCGAGGCAGGAGTCAAGTTTCTCGCAGATCGTGGGATCTCTAAAGAGATAGCTGACCAGTACCTACTAGGTAGCATCACATCACCAGTAGCAGGACACGAGAACTACAAGGGCTGGCTATCTATACCTTACCTAACGGTAATGGGACATTGTGTTGGGTTTAAGTTTAGAAGATTAGATGAAGGTAAGCCAAAGTATGGAGCACCACTTGGGCAGAAGGGTCATCTCTATAACGTCAGCGATATCATTATAAGTAGTGAGTACATTGCAATTTGTGAGGGTGAGCTAGATACAATCATTTGTTCTGCAGTACTGGGTGTACCAGCAGTAGGAGTTCCTGGTGTACAGGCTTGGAAGGCGCACTTTACAAGGATGTTTACAGGCTATGGCAGGGTATATGTTATTGGTGATAATGATTTAAAAGATGATGGAACTAATCCAGGAGCTGAGTTTTCTAGGATGGTCTCTCAAGAAATTGGTAACGCTACTATCGTGTCGCTTCCTGCTGGTATGGACCTCAATGATTTATACTTAGCAAAGGGTATAGAAGAGACAAAACGGACAATTGGAGTACCAAATGTATGAAGAACTCAGAGCTGATGGTACTAGCAGAATGGTTGGCAGCCTCGGGGATTTGTATCATCAAGATCAATCAAGAAAAGAACACAATAGAAATCGCACCACCTCCACTGCGGGAGTAGATGATGAGTTCATCGCAGATATGTGGAAGGTTATGGATGCAGCAGGTGCAGTTCTTATTGCAAAGCATCACGACTACGGTCCATTAAATATTGCAAGATCACCTGGCGGTCCGATCAACGGACTGCGAGTGCGTATGTGGGACAAGATTGCTCGTATAAATAATCTAGTAGACAACAAAACTGAACCCAGTAATGAATCCTTGCGGGATAGTTTCTTAGATCTACTTAACTACTCAGCTATTGCAATGATGGTATTGGATGGTAAGTGGCCCGAAGTTCAGGCTCTGGACTGTGAATGAAACCAGAACTACACCCAACCCTTTATGAATTAGTTCCATCAGTAGCATATGTAATAGCTAGAAAGTTTAAGAACTGGATTGACCCAGAAGATATAAAGCAGGAGTGTTATCTGTGGGCTATTGGTCGTGGTAAACAGTTTACTGATCTACTTAATGAACCTGATTTCAACAAGCGTATCCACAATGAGAAGCGTATTGCATATCAGATGCAACGTATGGCTGAAAGATTTGCTCGTAAAGAGAAGGCTCGTAAGTCAGGATACAAGACAACTGATGAGGCGTTCTATGACACAGCAACTATTGCTCAGCTCATACCCTTTGTTATCGCATCCATCGTAGAAGGCACTGTCCTTGAGCAAGCACAAGAGATGATTAACGATGGCACACCTCGTAAGCAGTCAACACCGGCAGAGGGTGGCAACCTATTAGCAATACTTATAGATATTAAGAAGGCTTATCTCAAGCTAGTGCAAGAGGATAAGACTATATTGCAGATGAGATACCACGACAACTACACATTACAACAGGTAGCACAATATTTAGAGTGTGCTACCTCTACTGCTGACCGCAGGTGTATCTCAGCCTTGCGTAGATTGCAGGATAAGTTGGGTGGACAGACACCTTGGAGTTAAAAGAGCCTGAGTTGTTTGACTACCTCAAAGAGTTCTACTACTCAGACTTAGAGAAGAGTGAAGAGTTTGATAACTGGGATTGCATATCACTTAAAGATAAAATGTTTATAGAATTAAAATCTCGCAAGACCCACTACCCTGATCTACTTATAGAAGAGAGTAAGTATCAAGGGCTACTACTAGCGGCAGGTATTAGATCACTTACCCCTTGGTATATCAACGCTACACCTGAAGGCATATGGGGCTTTAACCTACTGACCATAGCTCAACCTAGATGGCAGGAGAAGTGGCTACCTATGACCACAGAGTTTACCAATAGAACTAATAGAACTAAACTTGTAGGGTTTCTAAAGTTAGAAGAGGGGATATTGTTTTGATCTACGAATATGAATGTCCAGGTGGTGATGAGAGTATTAGTGTTGAAAGATCTATTACTGATCCCGAAGATAACTATAGGTGTTCAACCTGTGGCGCTACACTTAGGCGTATCTACACTCCACCCGCTATTGCTTTTAAAGGTAATGGCTTTTATACTACAGACAAATGAGCTACCCGAATTGGTTTGCACAAAC